ATCTTCCCAAGGAAAGTCGGTAGGGGTGCCGGCTACAAATTGGGTTACTACGGCGCCTAGCGTCTCAAAAAACGCAGTGATCCGGGGGGCTACGCTGCTAAGTAGGCTAGCAAAGGCGCCGGTTAACTTTTCCATGATAGGCAAAAAGGCGCCGCCAATCGTGGCCGTTATGTCTGCGAATTGGGCCGAAATAATTCGTTGGCCATTGGCTAAACCTTCGCTAGTGCGCGCAAAATCCCCTTGGGCCGTCTTTGTCTGCTCTAGGATTAGGGCATACGTCGCTTGGGCTTTTGCGCTCGCGGATAGTTCACCGGTCGCGCTGGCTAGGCCCATTTTCATAGCTTGCGCCTTAACGGCCGCGGCTGTTAAGTTGACCCCTAAACTTTTAAGGGGTTCAGTCTCACCAGTGATCCCGGCGCGTAATTTGTCTAGGGCCACCGCGGGATCAATGTTGTTAAAGGATGCCAGATCCCCGGCCAACTGTACCAAGCCCATAGACATATCGGCCGCGGGCTTAGTGCCCAGGCCCATAGACACAAACAGATTACCAAAGGTGCCCGCCGCGGCTAGTGCTTGCTGTTCACTTTGCCCCATAGCCGTAGCCGCATTTTTTGCCCAATCGTTGATCTCGCCAGCGTTTTTACCAAAGACTACGCCGACTTTGCTTACGGTTTCGCTTAGATCACTGGCCGCGGCTATGGCGCCAGGCATAAACCCGGCCACCGCGCTAGCCGCTTGACTCATGGCGCCCACTACTAGGCCACCCATAACCCCGGTTACCGTGCTGCCAATGCTGGCAAAGGCCGATCCGAACCCGCCCGCGGTTTTTTCCGTGGCGCCGTTTGCCCGGTCCAATGCTGACATGTAGCTATTCATGCCGGCGTCAAAGTTGCCTAGATCAAATGTGCCTGTTAAGCCGATCTCTTCCATAGTTAGGCGCCCTTACTTCTTTGTTTCCCGATCCCGTTCGCTTATGTACTCTTCATAAGCCGCCATTTGGCCGTTGACCGTCTCAAAAGCCATCATTTCACCGCGGCTGTCCTCTGGTTCGTTATCCCATTGCGCCGGCGTCAATCCCCAGGTTTTGGCCGTCTGCAACTCGCGGAACCGCGCCGACGTCATCCAGGGCCGGCCGCGCTTGTCCAACCGGTATTGGGCCACCAGTTGATCCAGGGGATCCCGATCCTTGCCGTAGGTCACCGCGAAAGCTGGCGCGGGCCGCTTCTAACACCTCCGTTTTGACCCCGGTAGCCCCCATAATGGCTACCGTTAAATCCTCAATATCCTGGGCGCTGCCTAGTACTTCCGTTTGGATATAGTGCTGGATCCGGGCCTGGGGATCCGTGGGTACCTCGACCCCCCAAAACTCTTGATTTTTTGCCCAGGTGTCATCGGCTGGTAGCTCAATCGCCAGGCCACGCGAAAGCATAAAATTTAAAAGTTTTTCGTTGACATAGCCGGCCCGGTTGGTAAGGGCCGTTTGATAGGCATCCCACGCGGCGCGCTCTTCTGGGGTGCTTACGCTCGCGGCGTCATGCTCCAATAGCTGGGTGCCCCCGCCCGCGTCGGTCACTTCGTACATTGGCCGGGTAGCCGGGTAAAGCTCCTGGGCTTTTTTGCGCGCCGCTTGCTCTACTTTTGCCACCAACATAGGGGGGATCGGGCTGATTGTGATCTCTGTACCGAGGGAAGTTTTATAGGTTTGCATCTGGTTTTTCCTCAAAATAAAAAAGCCCATCCCCATATAGGGATAGGCTCAAAAAAGGCTCTTTAAATTTGATATAGGATTAGGCCCGACCCCAGGAAGAGCCGGGCGCCGGGCGCCGGCGCCACTATAAACCGTTTATAGTGGCGCCGGTAGGATTAGGCCGGGGGGCCTAACTTACTGCTTGGGGCTGACTTTCAACAAAACCCCGGTAGCGTTGTTGACATTGCCGGCGATCCAATAGTTATTCTGATCACAAGCAAAGGCGCCGGTAAGGCCGCTATTTGTGGGCGTGGTTTCCGGTGTCCAGGTAAAGCCGCCATCAATCGTAGTGTAGACAGTGCCCACCGGGCCGGCGCTATTCCACACCATTAATCCAAACAGGGTAGAGCCGGGCGCGAATGTGATAGCCGTAACGCTACCCGTACCCGCGTTGGCAAAGTCGCGATTTGTCCAGGTTACCCCACCGTCCGCGGTGTAGTAGATCCGGCCATTGGCGCCACCGACCCAGATATGATCACTATCTAGCACGCGCACGGTGTTAAGGATCGTAGATGCCGGCGCCGTGCGTAGGGTCCAGCTTTGGCCCCCATCCTGGGTAGTCAGAACGGCCCCCGCGGCGCCCACCGCGGCGCCAACGCGATCCGTGGCAAAATGAACGGCATACAAATCTTGGCTAGTCGTGGCGCCGGCTTCCTGGGTTGTCCAGCTAACCCCCGCGTCGGCGCTTTTATAGATGTAGCCGGCGCCTACCACTACCCACATATTGTAAGGATCGTAGGCGAATAGAGCATTGGGGCCTTTAGCGAATTGGGCATTGGTCGCGCCTACGTTTACCACGGTCCAGCTAACCCCGTTATTGTCGCTATACGCTGCCACCATAGGCCCACCCGCGCGGGTGGTGCCCAAGGCCACTACCACACGGGTAGTATTGCGCCCAATCTGAAAACAGGTTACCCCTTGAATGTCCTCTGAAACGGCAAACGGATCCGCCGCTGCAATAGACCAGGTGGCGCCGGCATCTAATGTATAGAGAACGTCCGCGCTTGCCGCTGTGACGAATTTACAGGATGCATAACCCACTTGGCAAAGATCGGCGCCAAGGCCGCAAAAGTGAACTTTTGTAATGCCCCCGGCCTCACTAATGCCGCGCCGGGCAATAGATTTTTGATAAATGCGCCATACTGGCGGGGGTGCGCTCACGCTATACCCCTGCATACTGCTATTGTCCTCTTCTTTGTTGACAATATCGTCAAGGGTCTTTTCACCGACGCGGGCCTTTTCCAGAACGTAAGATCGTACATAGTTGCCGAACGTATCCGCCCGGCCACCGTCGCGTTGGTGGAAAAAGAATGTAGCTTCACCATTGCGCAAAAGCTCGAAGTAGCTGGCTACACTATCTACAAACGTGGTAACTTTTGTGGTCACCGGATCGGGGGGCGTCACCGTGCTAGATAACGTTTGCCACCCCTGCCCATCGGGGCGAAAACACCGGATCAATGTGTCAATGTCGCCGCCTGATTCCGTAATGGTGTCAACGTCAACACAACCGACAAACCGGGGCTGAGTATTGGCGCCCCCCGTTTGAACGAATACGGCGCCGTTACTGGTCTTTAAAAGTGGCATCTTGATCAATTCCTTTCAAATTCACTAAGAGATTGTTAAGCACTACACCCAGGGCGCGCACAATGGCGCCTTGGGCTATGTGGGGATTGTTTCTCACATCTTCCGCGCTCCAAATGCCGGCCAATTTCAATTCTTTGTCTATGGCGTCTGGGTCGATTGTGATTGGTTCGATAATGCGCGAGAAGTCTAGGCCAAACAGTACCCCGCGCTCTGGGTGCTGTACTGTCTGGGTATTGTCTGGGCCGGCCTCTACTGTATCCGCGGGTACGTAGGATCGGCGCGGGGTGCCATCGTGGCTATTCCACTCAATTAGGCTATGCCCCCGCTTGGTTTTGATTACTCTTACTAACATCTGCTTACCTCCCATGTCCTGTAGCTTTTGCCGCTTCTGCCATTGCTTGCACCATCCGTTTACCAAATTCCCCGGCCCATTTCCTTTTAATCTTCTGGCTAAAATTTCGGGCCTTGGTGCCGGGGTGATTTACCACCATTGAAAAAACTTGATCCCCTTGTGCCCCCCCACCGGTAGAGCCAATCACCCCCGGTTGCGTCTTTGCCTTGTAGCCGGCTTGAAAGCTTAAAACCTTCGCATTTACCGGGGCTATGGTATGGGGCCGGGTTCCCTCATCTACGTAGCCGTAAATTTTATCGGTAGTGCCCACCGTTACCGCAGGCTCACCCCCGGCTAGGCTTATGTCTAGCTTGAAATCTGGCTTGTGATCCCAGGTGGCCGTAGTGGCCTCAAAATCTCTTTTTATGTCTTTGCCAATGGCCCTCATCCCGTTCAGGATTGCAAGCCGGGCCGCTGCTACATTGGCCGGCTTGGCTTTCCGTGCTTTGATCGTGGTGGCCATTCCCTCTACCCCTTTACAACAAAAAAAGCCTTCGCGGATAAACCCGCGAAGGCTCAAAAAAGGCTCTAAAAAATATATAGGTTTGTGGGCTATTCCTTATAGGGTGGCGCCTCTGATTAGGCGCCGGCCCTTCGCTATCTTCCAGGCATACCATGCACCATTGGATAGCCCAAACGGATTGTTTAACCGTTCGCGGGTTATCACCGTGGGGATCTCCCGATCCCTCTTCCATAGCCTTTGTGTAACATCGCATCCGCAAGGCTCTTCAGGCATTAGGCTATGAGCTAACCGCAGTATAGCCCCTTGCCATAACGGATCCAGGCCCCCCAGGCCGGCCACATAATTAAGCCGGGCACTATGCCAACCATCGCTACACCAGGGCGCCACCGTGGCCCAGGCCCCATTGGTATAGGCGCCGGGGGCGATCCTTATCTCGCCAATCTCGCTATCCCTGACATAGATACAAGCTGCCTGGGTTAGGTCCGCGCATCCCGCGCGCTGGGCCACTAGCTGGGCCTGGGTGGCCGGGTCGTTATATACGCGCTTTACGTCTACCGCTTCCAAAAATCTAGCTAGATCGGTGTAATCCCATCCTGTAGCCGGGTTGAAATAGTCTACAGGCATCCGCGCCCGCGGGATCCGTATGGTCACATATCCCCCGGCTATGGTCACCAAGGCCGGCGTTATCTCTATGTCGGTGCCGGGATAAAATACATGAATTTCGCTTTTATCCGTGGCCGTGGTGGTTAGTGGCCCCACCGTGGCCGGCTCGGTTGTGTAGTCAATCACGGCGTCGGCGCTAACCGTGGCCACCGCTTTTACTCCCCCGGCTATCACCCGGCCCCATTGCGTAAACACGGTATTACAATAGGGCCGGGCCTCATCCGCTACCCACCGGGGCGCCAATGGATACTTGACTACCCCCTCTAACAATTCCTCGGCCTCTGCTATGGCCGTGGCCACCATCAACCGCTGGGCCTGGGTCCATTGTGTACGGCAATCAAACCGGGTTTGACCATCATAGTAAAACCCCCAAAAGGCCGGCTCATCATAGCTAATAAGCCGGGCGTACTCCGCTAGGGATAGCGCCCGGTTAGGGTAGCTAAAGCCCAATAATTGATCCCAGATCATTGCATCCCCTTAAAGTAGTTTGTACATTCTTCCATTGTTTATTACTCCTTTAGCGGGCTACAATCTGGATCCCCGCTGCTATTCTGCCATCAGGGGCTAAGTAGGGCATTGGTACCAAATCGCAATTGTATTCTTTTAATAAAGCTTCTAGCGCCGTTTGAAATTTTTCCACGCGCTGGCGTTTCTCTGCCTCTGCCGCTTTTGCGGCCGAGCGTGTTTTTTTCGTTTCTCCGCTCATGTTTCCCCCTAATTCAGCAGTCCGAAATTACGCGCCGCGTCGTAAACCTTTTGTAGCATGGTTTGCTCGGTCGCTGTATAACTTGCACTTGCAGTCGCGGCGCCACCGGTACCCGTTACCCCGCTGGCAATTGTTTCTGTTGTCGTTGAACGTCTAAACAGGATCCGACCGTTATACCATAGCTCGCCATCATTCGGGCTAGTGGGATCAACGCTGCTCCGTAACCGGGCTTGGGCCTGGGCCGCAGTGCCCGCGGCTATGTCTAAAAAGGCTGTCGGGCTATTGGTTTGCCCTAGGGAAATTTTAGCCGCTATATGGTTGTTGGCCGTCCCATCAATGTAAAGGTTCCATTTCCCGGTGCCACTTGTGATCCCTGAGCGTATGCCCGTTGTTGATGTCGTGGCTGTAGCATCTAATACTCTAATCCCGTGGTAATTGGTTAGGGTTCCGCTATTTGTCGGCGTAAGCACATATACCCCGTAACCGGTTGTAATTACCCCCGAAGCGTTGCTGTTTTGCACTTGGAATTGCCCACCGTAGGCATTGGACACCGTTTGTCCGACTAAATTTTGCGCAATATAAATTCCACCTGTTAAGGTTGCGATAGCTGCCGCCGCGCTATGGGTAGCCGTAGCACTAATTCCACAAAGCGCAGTGAATGATTGGGATCCACCGGTTTTCGGGTTGATTAATGCGCCGTACATGGTAGCCGTAGTAGGATTGGCCGGGTTATGGGTAGTTTGGACAAATAGCCCACCCACAGACGCTCCTGATTCGTTTGCATAGGTGCCCGTAATAAAGCCGGTATAGTTTGCGCTAGGGGTAGTGCCGCCAGCCACAAAGTGGCCGGTATTATCAATGTAGTAGACTGTTTGGGGGCTACTACCCCCAGATCGAAAATATACCCCCCCGGTTCCTTCGTTCCCCGTTCCATCTACCAGGCCGTTAAAAATAATCGCGCCAGTGCCCGCGCTGTTAATGTACGTATGCCCAGAATTGGCGCCAGCATTGACGCTGTTTTCAAACCATAACCGGTGTACAGGGGTATTGGCATCAAATAGAATCCAGACATTAGACGCGTTGGCCCCTGTTAACCAATCATCTACCCCATCGTAACCCGCAAAGTTAAGATAGCGCCTATGATCGGTGCTTGTGCCGGCCTGTAACCGAATATGTACTTCATTTTGATAGTCACTCCCCCCGGCTACCTCTCCCGTATTCCGAAAAAGAGCCGTAATCAATGGGGCCGCTACCGATGCCGGGCTAGTGCGTAGAAAAGTATAGGCCGGCGTATCATAGACCGCGCTATTTAAGGTTGTAATGGGTAACGCTCTCGGTAGGGGGCTAGGCCAAAAACCAGAATTGCGAAAAGTAGGATTCATGGTTACACTCCGTAAAACTGGCCAAGCTGATACTCGACCGCGGCGCCGCTGGTTTCTTCAATAAACTTGATCATTGTATTTGGGGGGAATTCAAAGGTATAGGGTTCAGTGCCCGCGGTTAAACGAAAACCTTTGCTAGCCGTGGGCGTATCCCCGCCAATGCACATTCTGACATTTTGATTTAACACTTGCACAAATAAAACTGTAGATCCTGTAGTGGTTACTACGCTTTGCGCGCTAGACAGGCTAGCAAATTGCAAATGCCCGGTAGCCGGCGCCCAAATCCCCGCGGTTATTCTTGATCGCATATTCTTTTATTCTCCTTATACTTAACTAATATAGACAGATGAATAGCAATCAAAACCCGACCAAAAATAGCCAAAAACCTCATTGACAAATGCGGCATTCGTGGTAGGTGTAACCGTTGCCAAATTCTGATCGGCTAACCACAGATTTAGAGCCGCTACCAATGTGCTATCTGGTAATGCTTGCAATTCAACCGGGTTATCAAAGTTAGCAATCCTGCACAGTTCTAGAACATTGGCATTGGGTAATAAATCAGCATAGCCGGCCTCTGTGCTAACCGTCAACAGTGCATTCCATGTGCCAACATTGTTGATTTGTGACCAACCACCAGTTAGCAGGGGCATTGTTACGATATTACCTTCGTTATCCTCGACCTCTACCGTTTCGCCAGTCTCGCGCCCTAGAAGTGGCGCGAGTACTTGCGTAAAATCCCCATTACAAATCAAAAAAGACCATTGTTTCATATACCCCCCTAAACGTTATCCAGTGCCGAATATTCGCCGCTAGTCCCTTTGGCCATTGCTAGGAAATCATCAAAACCATTACTTGTGTCTGTTGTGTATAGGCCGTGCGGGGTGCCAGTTAGACCCGCGTTTAACGTGCCGGTTGTACCAATGAATGTGTTGCCGTAGTAGAGCCGGCCATTGGTTCCAGACAGATCAACCCTTAGCACGGCGCCCGCGCTATAGGTCGCTACACCAGTAATTTTGTTGGTTACTACCCCCGCGACTACCTGATCTAGCTTTGCGTTTGTGCCATCGTGGTAGGCTCTAATATGGTTGTTGGCATCTATCCAGCGTAGGGTAAGGCCACCCACCCCCGCCGCCCGCGTTACCTTTATCTCTGCCAATACATCTGCCGTGCTAGTTGCTACTGTTGCCTGAGCTACCCCCCCGCTTAACGCGCTGGCTGCTGTTTTGCCTGATCCGTTTGCCCAGGTTCCTAACTGCTGTGTCCAGGTTAGGCCGGCGCCGCCGCTACCTAGGCCGGTAATTTCTCCAAATTGGCCGTCTGTTATACCAAAGGCGCCCCCAAACCCGTCATTGGCTAGGGGGGTAGGGGCAAACCCGCTAAAGATACGCAGATAATCAAAATTCACGTTGCTGCCATTGTTAACGCTATGGCCAATGTAAAGCGGGGTTGTAGTGTCTGCTACTGAAATCCAAACCAGGGTCCAATTGCTGTAGATCCCCCCCTTCACAAAATACCACTCACCAGACGCACGGCATACAACGGCAAAACGGTAGGTTGTGCCGTTGACAAGTGACATAAAATTAGGTTGCGCGGCGCCACCTGAAAAAGCGCGGGCCGGAAATTCAAAGGCTGGGCTAAGTGATCCACTCGCCCCACCAAACCCCGCGCGTAATGCGCCATAGGTCGTAGCCGATACCGCGCCAACCAAGCCCAGGCCAACGGATCGGGCTACCGTTTGCGCATAGCGGCATATCGGATCGGTGTTACTCGCTACACTTTTGCCGGCTGCATAAACCGCGGCGCCCCCACTGATCGAAAGCTTATTTTCGGTGTCTGTGACATTGCGCACGCCACCCGGCCCAGGTTCCGCGGCTGTACCGTTTACATTTCCGGCTAAAAATGCCGTAGTAAATTCATCGTCAAACAAATAGCTAGCAGGGATCAACGCAGATAGCCCAGATAGCCCAGATAAACCGCGCATTATTCAGACCATTTCCCAAGTACTGAAATTTTCCCCGTTACCCCTGATCCGCCCGCGGTTAGGGTAACGATCATAGCTGTATTGGCCGTGCCCTTTAGTGGCGCTTGGAAAGGAATAAAGCCGGGGCCGGCGCTCGTAATGTCCACACTAAATACGGTAGTGCCCGATCCATCCTCTACTTTTAAATTCCCACTGGTTGGGGTGGCATTGTAAGACCAGGCCAAGCCGCTAATTACATGGCTAACCCCGGCCCCCGCCGCGGCATACGTAATAACGGCCGCGGTATTGGCTGTCGGCGCATTGACGTTGGCCGCGGCCGCGGTCCTTGCCGTTGTGCTAGTCGTTTGCTGGGTCGTTGACTCGACAATAGCAACCTTTAAATTACCGCTGCCAGTTAGCGCGCTAGGCAAACGATCTGTAATTGCCTTACGGATGCTAGATAGCCACCCTAGTAAACCGGTACCCCCGACCTCTAAACTCTGTCCAGTGATCGGGGTGCTGATCTCGACTACAGGCAAAGGCTTAGAAAGGCTAACCGCGCGCTGGGTGCCTGATTCATTAAAATTGATCTGGGTGCCAGTTGGCGCCGCGACGGTAGCCCCATCGGCGTATTGGGTGGCGCCGCCTGATACTTGAACATAAGCCCCCGGCGTAGCCCCCCCGATTTTGCCGACCGCGTCTTCTATCCGTGCCATTCTCGTTACTCCCTGCCGATGCTTTGCGCTAATGCCTGGGCGCCGGCTACCCCTAAAACTTCTATGATTGGCCCCTTTACCCACCGGGGCAGGGGGCTATACTGTAAGGCCCAGACAAATAGAGCCGCATATAACCCCGTACAATAGGGGCATGAAATAAGCCGACCTAGATTGGTGGCCGGGCGCCCATCGCGCCCATAGGAATAGGCGCCGGCCCACATTCGTAGGCGCCTGGCAAAATCATAGGGGCCGTCATCTATGGCAAAGAGCCGGGCCAATCTGTAGGCCGCTAGCGCCATCATGATAAAGGTTTGCATCCTACTTTTTACCGCTCTTCTTAGGTGCCACCTTGGGCGCATCCTGGTTTACAATGCTAGCCGTAAGGGGATCGGCTACGTGGGCCGTAGTGCCCGGATCCGTGGCTTTGTCCATATTGCCCGCGTCTACCACCGTGGCGCCCGTTTGTTGGGCTTGGGTGGCATCCGGGGCCGCGGCATCCTGGGCAAGCATCGCGGCGTTTTTGTCCTCTGACTCCTGTAAGTTATCGACCTTGGCCGGCTCATCACCTGCCGGGGCCTGGGCCGGCTCTTCATACCGCTTAAATTGCGCCTTGCCATACTCGCGCACGTTAAGAAAATAATCTACGTCAACCTGATCAACGTATTTGACGCGATCCGCGTCATTGGCCCCAAAGACATATTGGCGCCGGCTAGGCGTAGCCCCCGCGCCACCCCATAGGGTAGAGCCGACATTGGTGCCGGTGTACTCTACCAGGATCATAGAATCGGGCACACTTGCCAGGTTGAACGCGGGGGTCATTGCTGCCGGCTGGGCGCCGGGGGTTGATTGGTTGCTTTGGCCGCAACATGCCATAGGTTTTACCTCTTTCTGGTAGGGGCGCTACTCTAAACGGTTTAGAGTAGCGCCCATTGGGTTAGATGCCGGGCGCCCCTACTACGCGCTGATAAACGTCTTTTGCGGGAATGCTAAAGACGTGTTATCCATGCTATAGGCCGGGCCGACCAGGCTACAGGTAACATTTTGGATCCGGGCCTGTGCCCAGGGCGCCCAATTGACCAGGCGCGGGCGCAGCTCGACATTGCGCGTAATACATGTGTTGTCGTTATTGGTCCATGTAAGATAGCGCCCACCGTCAAGCGTAGAGAATTGGGGCAAGCCGGCCACATCGGGGGCTTGGCTCATGTCCAAAACTTCAAGGGTCAATAATTCCATATCGCCAACGTGTCCGGTCAAAAAGTACATATCATTTTTGACGGGAATTGTCGCAAAAATAGATGTAGACGCATCCGGCGTAGTAGGACTATTGGCCACCGTGTAAGTAAAGTGGGTGGCATCGGTCACCGTTACGGTAAACGTGCCGTTATAGTCGCTGCCGGTCGCGCCGCTGATTGTCACGCTATCACCGGTTGTAAGGCCGTGGGCCTGGGCCGTGGTGGCCGTGGCCGTGGTGCTAGATCGGGTAAGGCTCGATACCTTAACCCGGCCCCCGCTCATGGTGCCCCAATCGTAGCCCACCAGGGGGATCCGGTCACCGTCCAAAATAATGGTGCCATAGCCAAACATGCCACCATTCAGCGATTGACGAAAAACGCGGGCTTCATATTTGTTTAACGTGGTTTCGTTGTATTGGGCGCCAGGGCAAACTGACCAACATGTATAAGCGTCTAGGATGCACGTAATAAGGTTATTGGGTAGCATGAGGATCTGATCCCCCTCTACCTTTTGTTGCGCTGCCAGGGCCGGCGCCGCCATAATCCGGGTTTTAATGGCTCGGTAGATGTACAGCAAAACGTCAATGATCCCAACCGTGCTGCCTACGGTGTTGCCGTTCAATGTGATCCCGCTGCCACCGCTCGCGCCGTTGCTGTTCCAGTTCACAACGATACTATCCATTAATTCGCAAGCGTTGCCATCTGCATTCTGGTAGCCGGTTTTGATCGTGCGTTGCAAACCGTCAAATTGGCCGCTTGTGCCCTTGTTGCCATTGACAAGCATCTTACGCAGATCGGCCAATAAGACTTCCATAGCCAAGCGCATATCGTATTCATCTACAGAAGTGATCGGGGTGCCGTCGATCCGTTTGCGCGGTTCTGTAAAGCATTTAACGGTGTTATTCATCGTAATATCACGCGTCGGGCCGTGGCGCCGTAACCGGGCAAAACCGCTTAACGTGAAATCACAAACCGCAAAATCTACCCCGTTGGCATCGCCACAAGGATCGCTTAACCAACCGGCTGTAGCGCTACCGCTAGAATATTCGGCGCGCTCCCAGGCAATAAAGCCGCGCTTAACCGTTAATTCATTGGTCATGTTAAAGCCTAACCAATCAATGAATTGATCCGATCCCTGAAAGCTTAAAGAGATAATGTCGGCATTGGTGCAAATGTCAAACAGGCCACCGCTACCCGCTGGGGATCCCTGGGTGCTAACCGTATCACGTTTGATCACCACCGGGGGATCGTTGACGGCCGCGGCGCGCTGGATCACCTGGGCGCCACCCGCAAAGGTTGCGCGCTGTTGTTGAATCTGGGCCGGGCTAGGCTTGGCCCCCTGGGGGGTGGCGCGGTGCCCGGCGTTGTTGATCATGGTTTTGATCTTAAGTGCCATTGTCTGTTACTCCGTTTGTGAAAGAATAGGTAAACGTACTCGATAAAACTAGGGCCGGGCTAGCTGCCGTTAATCTGGGCTAAACCGCGCTCGGCTACTGCTGCTAAGGTTTCCCCGGCGCCGGTATCCTGCCGGGCCTCGCGGGCGCGATAGGTCACGCGGGCCGGCTGCCGCGCTGGGCGATCTGCCATCCATACAGATCGCTTTTGCTCTTCTGTCGCCTCTACCGCTTCTAACCGCTCGTAGATCGTGGCCGCGGCCTCATCTAGATCGGCTATGTCCGTGCTTTGCGCGCTAAGCTTTTCTTGGATGCCACTTAACAGGGCCATAACCGGGGCTAAGGCTTCCGTAAAAGCTTCTGTCATGGCCGTAGATCGGACAATGGCGCCAATGGCCGCGTCGTCAAGCTCCAATACTTCCAGGGTTGCGCCAATCTGCTCACCTGCCGGCGTTTCTGTCTGGGCCTGGGCGCCGGCATTGTTTGCCGCGGCATCCTGGGCCGGGGTGGCCACCGCTGCCGGCTCTGGGGTGGCCATTGCGCGGGCGATCATGTCGCGGGCTGTTACGTCATTGTTCAGGCCCTTAACCCCTGCTAAAAACTTTTCCATCGCGGCCGCGTCGCCACCAAAGGCGCGCAGTAAAGCCGCTTTTTGCTGCTCATTCATGTTTCGTTGCTCCTTAATGTCAATATGTGGGATAGTGGTAAACAGGGCCGCGGCCTCTGCTTCTGGTAGGATTGCAATACGCGTGTTAAAGCCGGCGTTGAATACGCAGACTTCCACCCCGCGGGCTACTTGGATATATTCGCAACTGTCTAAAACGGGGTAATACTCAATCGACGCGCCCCAGGCCGTGGGATCCGCTTCCCAGGCCCTTACAATGGCCTCGGTTAAGGGGTGGCCGGCGTCAAAGGTTCCGCTAGCTATGTAGGCGTAACCGTCGCGGCATAGGGTGTCAACGGTGCCAAATTCCCAGGCCGGATCGGTTTCGCCTAAATGGTAAAAATCAATCCGCGGGTAGCGCCCGGTAGCCTGGGCGCGCTTGATCATGTCATCAAAAAGCCGCGTGCTGTCGATCTGGCCAACGCGGTTAATAACTGCCGTGGCCGCTACCATCACAAACCGGGCCGATCCATCTGCCTGACGTTTGATAGACATAGCAGAACGGCCCACCGGGGCCGGGTTAAATTCCTGCACTACCCGCTCGGCCTCCCCTAGGGTGGCCGTACCCTCTGGGGTAAAATCAATGGCGGATCGGTAAAGGTTACCCACCACATTAAACAGGGCGTAGATAATCCCCTGATCAATGTAGAGCGTTACAAAGTACCCGCCTAACTGGTAGCCGTAGTTATAAAGATCCAGTTGGCCAAACAGATTATCCAGGGTTACGGCGCGTTCTACCGGTTCGCTATCCTGGGCCGGCGCCGGTAGCGGCGCCGGGGTAACCGCTGCCTTAAGGCGTTTTAATAAGCTCATTGGTTTTCTCCCCAATCAAAAAAAGCCTTCGCGGGTTTATCCGCGAAGGCTCAAAAAGGCTCTAGGATTAGAGCAAAAAAAAGCCTTTACGGCTACAAATCCGTAAAGGCTCATAAAAGGCTCTAGTTAAGTATTAAGTTATTGGCCCCAGACAGTGGGGGCTATGGCGCCGGCTCTACGGCCTGGGCCGTGGCTCTTACGATGGTTTCCCACCAGGCCCGATCTAGTATAATTGTTTCCCCGGTTATTAGCTCTACATAGTGTCTAACCCGGCTAATTCCCCTTATATCTAGGGGATCTGGGTAGATCGCCCAGGCCGGTAAAGTCGTATCTATGCGATCAATGGTGGCCGGCTCTACCGCTACCCTTTGCCCATCATACCGCGTAAACAGTAGGGCGCCGGCGCCGTTCGTGGGTAAATGGCTATACCGTTCAGCGATCTTAATCCTTTTAACTGCCATCTATCCTACCACCTGCCGGGCCGGCCTGGGCTGGGCCATAAATTCTTGGGGCGCCGCTAGGAAGTTTATAAACTCCTGGGCCGTAATCTCTACAAATTCGTGGCCGGGTTGTTTAAGCCGGCTATGATTTGCAAATTGTAAAACCCCTTTATTTCTATCCAGTCTGCAAACTTTTTGACCGTTCACAAAAACAAACCCAATCGCGTCGGTCGTGATCATTTTGCCCCCTTCAATTTACCATAACTCACAAAACTTTGCAATAGGCCCATAATTGGGGCCACTCTAAACGGTTTATAGTTCTAGCCGCGCCGGTAGTTAATCCTACAGGTGCAATTGCTTAAGCATACGGTATCGCCCTTGGCGGGGTAGGTGCCAAGCTCCCCAATGGCCACCCAGCCAAGCGCGGCTAGGTTTTGACAATCCGGGCAATTCTCCCCCGGCCCTAGCTCCCACCTTTCCTCGGTAAACGTGCCGGCCTCATCTATGGCCCGGCGCCGGCCGCGTTCGTAACCCTCACGGGCTGAATTGGTATACATCCGGGCGCGCATAGCCAAGCTGTTATCGTGTATATCTTCGCTTTTTAGGTCGCTGACTAGGCCCTCTAAATATTTGTATTGTTCGCGTAGCATACCCCCCAGGCTTGACCAATCACTTTTGCCCATCTGGGCCAGGCCCCCGCGCCCGGCTATGTATTGGCGGATGTATTCGCCCTTGATTTCGGCGCGCATAGCCGTTCTAAACTCGCGGGCGCCCAGGTCACCGTCGCGCGCGCTGGCCACCAATCCCCCGGCTACATCCCCGCTAGCGCGTAAACTCTGGGTAGTAAACTCGGTTACTACACTGGCCTTTACAAATTTTCCGGTTACGGTATCCCGGTATTGTCCTCTACTTGCATTATACGTGTAAGGCATTGGTCAATTCTCCCAGGGGCGCCAATGGGTAACGGTGTAATTCTGCCGGCGCGAGTGAAAGATCCACCGGGCGCCGGTATGATACGCAGATAGTAGGGCGCCGGCCTGGGTGTAAACCGCTACCCGCTGCATTGGTTCAGGTAGTGCCCGGCCTACGGCGTGCCACGCGCTGGGGGCTACTATGGTGCCCAGGGCCACCGCTAGCAATTGCCCGGTTGCTTCTGGGTTTAGGCCGTCTAACTGTAGCGTTACTGTATCCACTATTTACGGCCTCGCCATGATTGCCCAATGGGTGGCTCAAACCGTGGGCGCCACCAGGTAACCGTAGATTCTGCCGGGGCCGCGCTGGGTAGATGCCAGGCGCCGGCCTCGACATAGCCAATATGCATGTGCCCGGTTAGGGTCCACACAAAAACCCAATCCAGGGGGCTACCGTCTGGGGGTAGGCCGGCCACCACCGGGCGCCACCCCTGTAGGGCTAGGGCCGTTTCTATGCCGCTCTCTATGGCCTCTACTAACTGGCTATGCCGAAAGGCATCCTTACCGGTTAACGTTAACGTGTATTCGTTCGCTATTTCTTCGGCCAATTGCTTAAATCCCATATCCCCCGCTCCAATCTTTGTCTGTGTGTCCACTTAACCCGGCCCCCTTCGCTATGGAAAATATAGCCTTGCTGGGCCTTGTATGCCATACTCACGGCCACCACCACCCAGGCCGCAACAAACCCCAGGATAAAGCCGCCCACTATGTTTATCACCGTAGCCCCCTTTTACGCTCTAGGCGCCGTTGGGTGGCGTCAAATTGGCGCCGGTAGGCATCGCGGGCCGTGGCGTAGTTCTGCCAGGCGCCGCGGCTTTTGCGCGCATCTATGGCCACCTTTAGGGCATCTAGCCGTTGGCGTAGGGCTACCAATGCCGGCGTCATGTAGTAAGAGTGTACCCAAGCGCTACAGTTAGGGCATACTAGCCCATGCTCTACCACGTTGCCACCTGCCGGCCTTATGGCCATCGCGCTAGCTGCCTCTACCTGGGCCGTACACTCTTCACAAGTTATCAACATGGGCGCCCCCTTCGTTTAGTGGCCGGTAGTGCCGGGCCATAGCCCAGAAACAAACAAGCCGGCGCGCGGCCTCTTCCATCTGGGGGGCCGTGGCGCCCTCTACCAGGTTGCGCCAGGCTAACAAGTACTTTGCCCGGTAGCCATCGCCGTATACTATGATCTCATAGGCCGGCGCGCCGTCTGCCGGCTTGACGGCCACCCCCAGGCCCTCTACCCGCTGGGCGATCTCCGCTTCTACTTCCCCCGCGGTCATTAAGTAGGCCATAGCCACCCCCTAACCGTATCCTGTAGCCAGGCCCAGGCCGCTAAGAGCCGGCCGCGCATCCGCCTAGGAATAGCCCAGGCCGGCCACCGCTGGGCCATCCAATCAGCCATAGGGCCGGGCACATAGGCCGCGCGCAGATCCTCGGCTAACTCTACCCGCTCTATGGTTTCGTAAAGCTCATCTAGCCGCTTAAGCGCATCCGCGCCCCCGGTGCGGATAGCCGATCCAATGCCCGATCCTATGGCCTCGGCTAACTGGTTGCCCAGATTCACAAAGGCCGCGTTCAATTCTCGCATAGCGCCGCCTACCGTTACCCCTAGGGCCTCTAGCTCTGCCGCGGCCTGGGCCGCGGCCGCGGCCGCTTCTAACTGATCTACCGCTACCGATGGCAAGTTGCGCCACGCGTGCCCAAATGCCATCCCCAGGGCTAACCGCTCAACTAAGGTTATTTCTACATCTAGCCGGCCCGGTTGCCCATAGGCCCGGTAGGCATTGATAAAGCGAAGATCGTCGGGGGCTAGGCTATTAAGCCAGGCCGCAAATAGAGCCGGATCCCCGGCGCCCTTATAGGCGTGGTAGCTGCCCACTAGCCGCGCGGCATGTAGCCGCGGCGCGCTGGCCTGGTCCCCTTTTATGGCGCCACTTATAGGGGTGGCCTCATCACGGATCATTGTCTTGATCATGGCTATTTAGCCCCCTTTTGTGGCGCCCATACCGTGGATCGGGTCCACTCAATCACGATCCGCAGGGCCTCGGCGCGCGTAAAGCCGGAATGAATTAACCGGTTAAATAAAAACCACATAAGGCCGGCCAAGCTGCTCATATTGGCCTGTATCTTCAATAGCTCTTCATCTACTACCGGGGGTATATCTAAATCATCAAACGGCGTGCCGTTGCTACTGTCTGCCATTATTCATCATCCTTTGCGTTTAATAACTGCCCGTATTTTTTGCCCACCCGCTGGGCGCCCTCTTGTATAGCCTGGGTTACATCCTCTACCGTGATTGTAAAATCTTCCCCCTCATCAGTGTAGAGCGTATCATCGGCGCGGCTTACGGGTAGCGCCGGTAAGGTGGCCACCGCGAACGATTGGCCCAGGATAGCGCGGGCCATTCTGGGGTTAATGTGGCCATACTGCTCGGCCATAGATCGCGCCATAGGGCCGGCCTTTTGCTCTTCTAGAAAGTCGATGCCGGCGCGCCACAATACCCGCTCGGCGCCATCCTGATCCATTCTTACGATTGGCTCAAACGGATAGGTAAACGCCGCGGCCCAGACGTTCCCCCGGCGTATCATCTGGGCGCGTTCCACTTGTGCCCGGATCGCTTTGATGCTACGTTGCTGCCCGTCCGCGCTCGCGGTGGCCTCTTCCTCGGCCTCTGTCCAGTCTGGGGGAATTATGCCTTGCTGGGCTAACAGGATCCGGCCCTCTTCTACCGTTAGGGCGCCCACCCCTTGACCGAGCAAAGTTTGGGCCGCTTGTGCCCATGCCTGGGTTAGGGCCGCACTCTGTAATTCGCCGTCTATGTCGCGCTGCTCAAATTCAAACAGGATCGCTTCTGGTAAGTTCTGTTGTAAGCGATCCTGATAGTTCAGGATAAAATCTAAGCCACCCTTACCGGTTGCCTTTTGATGCTGAATTGTGGTTTCAGTGCCGCGCCCCAGGCCACCCCCCGCGGCCGGCCAAAACTCCGTGTAATCATAGCCAAACGCCAGGGCGTAGCCGTAGAGTAACAGATTGGTAAAAGTCTCTAAATCAAAGCCCGCGGGTAGCTGGGATAGGGCTATAAGTTTGGCGTCAATATCTTCTATTCCTTCGCTGGCGAGTACATGCACCCCGCCGAAATAGTTGCGCCCCTTTGCGGTCAAATCCGCGGCGCGTTTCTTCATAGCCTGATCCCATTGATCCTCGGTTATGTTTTGTAAGAGCAATAAACCTTTAGGCGCCTTTGCCCCTAGACTTTCCTGATCATGCTCATAGACGGCCACCATAAGCCGGGCTAGCTGTACAGATCGGCTGATTGCGCAATAACCCAGATCATTTAAACTTTCGTCGGTAGATGGCAACGAACAAACCCGGAAAAAATCACCATCTATCCAATTCTGTTCTTTGCCCCCCTGGGCTGGGGTGTAAGATAGGGGCGCGCCGGGGTTACCGGTTAGGTAGCAACGCGCAGGATCGACGGTGTAGAGTGATCTTACCGGGCCGTCTGGGCCATCCCGGCCAATCTCTGTAATGGCGCCTATATCATGGGTGTAGTAGGCTAGCGCGGTTTTGCTGGCATACATGCGCCACCCGGCGCCGTTCTCGACAAAACGCAGGATATTGTTAAACCGGGCTACCTGGTTACGGCCCCCGACTAGGTTCCAATTACGATTCTTGTCAATTACGGTTACCCCGTTCACCACCCCGGCTAAATGGGGTTCTTGGCGCCATACCGTGGATAGCCACCGATCCCGCGCTCTACTGTCTACGGCGTAGGCCGGTTCATTGCCTAGCGTATCCTTTGCCCACCCGTAAACGGATGAGAAGAGCCGGCGCCGATCTACGCTGCCAAATCGGGGCTGTTTGCTGCCGGCATCCGTGGCCCGGTGTATCGCCTCTTCTATCCGCTCTAAAGCGTCTGCTACGTTTTGATTCATGGTTTCTTATTCCTCCCCATCCTCTGGGCCTTGACTCCAACCGCCGCGTTTAATCAGGTTGTACCATCCCCAGAACGCGGCGTCGGCTAGGTCAAATGGTTTGCGTATTGGAAAACGTTTTAGGCCGTTCTCTAAAATTTGGTGCGTGCCCTTAACGTGGGTAATCTCCCCCCGGTCGTAGGCCGCGCGCATCATGTTTTGGCGCTCGATTTTTCCGCCTATGCTGCCGGCCTTGGCGTATTTAAACCGGGGCCGGCGCGCATCCGCGCCAATTAGCCCCTGGGCCTTTAGGCTATTCCATGCTTCGTTATAAACCGATATCCATGTATCCCCACCTTGATCGGTTTCTACTCCCACCGCGCGGGCGCCATAGTGTAGGGCCTGTAGGATTGCTTTTTCCATAGCCTTTTGGGGGCTGGTTACCCCCTCCCAACTATAGAGCCGGTATAGATGTTTTTTAGCGTCGCGGCCGTCGATCTGGATCCCTTGGCTGTCGCTAGACTCCGTAGAAGATACCGCAGGATCTAGCCAACATTCAATGGCCACTAGTGGGGGTAATTGCTCGCGGTCTATGTATTGGAATAGCAGATCGTCATATAGGCCCCCGCTAATTAGGTTTACTTCGTGTTGCGATTCCTGCCTAAAGGCTAACAGGCCCCAGGTGTTGATCTGGGCCTGACACGTTGCCAGGTCTTGGCCGGCCCAGGTCGCCGCGCCGTCTACTATAACCCACTTATAGCGCCCGGTTTCTGGGTCCAAGCGTTGCTCATAGTTAAAGCCATCTACCGCGGGGTAGGGGCCATCTACTATACGATCCGCCAAGTAGTCTGCCGGCCCGGCTAACTGGCTAAAAAGGCCGTGGGGTATGATCAAGTTCTGTACAGCTAACACCGCGGCGTCATTGCTGCCGGCTGGTAGTATGCTAGTCGTAATGGTTTCTATATGCTTGGTGGCCACCGCTGGGCTATCGTGCTTATCGTCTATGTCATCTATGATAAACAGATCCGGGCGCCGCTCTTCATCCTTAAAGCCGCGGCTAGCGCTATCTAGCCCCAGGGCGTCTACCGTGTAGCCGTGGGCCGTGGTTAGCCGCTCGCGCCGCCATCCCTTAGCATTGCCAAACTTGCCGCGCCGGCGCCGGCCTAGATTGGGATAGGTCCGATCAATGGCCCCAGATTCTAGCAGCGTGGCAATGTTCCCAATGCTCTTGTCTGCCATATCCTGGTTACGGCGTACATAGACGCAATATTGGCGCCGGTCCAGGGCGCCCAGGGCCACCGCTGCCAATTCTGCCGTGGTGCTTTTGCCCCCACCGCGTGGCCATATACCCACAAAGGGCCGGGGCCGCTCCCCCTTTTGCATCGCCCAAACCCAGGCCCATAGGTTATGATGCCGGCGCGCAAACGGCGCGCGTACATGCTGGGGAAACATCGCGCTTAGCCAGGCTTGGGGGGTGGCCTCTATATCGCTATTCTTGCGCGTCGGGTTCGGCATCCGGGTAAGTCGCGCTACCCGTAATTGTCTTAATGCCGGCTCGCTCAAATAATTCGTTAGCAAGATCCGATCCTAATTCCTTTACCACCATTGCCGGCGTAACGGTGCCGGCCTGTAGCAGGGCAATCACTTCTACGCGCCAATCAATCACTACCGGGGTTACTACCCCCTGTAATTCTGCCATCCGGCGCATAATGGCCAATGCCCTATCTATGGCGCCATAATCCCCGCCCGCGGCCTTTGTCCAAATGCCGAGTAACAAGGTTCCTAGGCGCTCTAATTCTAGGGTGGCCACTTCTACCACATCTAGCGCCGTGGCCTGTCTAATCCGGGCTAGCTCGCGGGTAACGTCTTTGTGGGCCTCGCGCTCATCATACTTTTCGGGTAGCGCATCTGGGCCGTATTGCGTGCGTAGAATGTCTACAATCTGCCGGTAGCTAGCCCCACCTTTGCGCAGGTCAAAAATAAATTGGCGCCGCTGGGCCGTGGCTAGTTGCGCCGGTTTTGTTTTTCGTTGCTTCATAATATCCACTCTAAACCGTTTATAGTGTCGCGCGTGGGCGCCCTATCGTGGGCAAACTAGGCGCGCATTGGTTCGCGGTTTGTATAGTTTGCCCATCGTTCTAATATCACCGCAGTATAGGCCGGCGTTAGCTCCGTCCCTACCCAGGCCCGGCCAAGCTGCTCACAAGCGATCAAACTGCTACCGCTGCCGGCATAGGGATCGGCCACCACCGCGCCCCCGTACTTTTGCACCAATGGCAAATATAGCCCCAATGGTTTCTGGTTAGGGTGTAGCCGCTTCTTGGTGTCTTGTTGCTCCGTGCCTATGATGCCAAACCAGGGCACGCGTAAGATCGTTCTATGGTGCGGGGTTAGACTGTAACATAGTTCAAATTCGCTGCTACTGTAATCTACATCCTCTACCGTGGCGCGCTTATCCCACACTAACCAGGATCCCCCCTGGGGTAGCCGGCCAATATAGTAGTCGGCGCCCCAGAAAAACCGTTCTTTAGCCGGGTATAGGTCTAGGATTGGGGCCGGCTCATAGGGTTTGTTATCCCCCTCTACCTGGGCATACCCCCGGCTCTTCTTGGCGCCCTTTGCCAGGTTGTCTACGCTATTAGCAAAACTGGCATCTAGATCCATGCCGTAAGGGGGATCGGTTATCACGCTACCCAGGGCTAGCCCATGTAGTAGCCGGCGCGCCGTGGCCGGGTCGGTGCCATCCCCGCAAATCAGCCGGCTTTGGTAGCCTTTACCGCTGTCTAGTAGCCATAGATCGCCCGGCTTAACCCCCCACTTAGCTAGAAGTAGATCGGCTTCATCTTGCCCGCTCGGTTGATTGTCGCCTTGCCCGGCGCCCTTGATAATGGCCGTTAGAAGTCGATCCGCTTCTTTCTTACCGAATCCTATCGCCTCAAAAAGGCTCTTGTCTTGCGCGTGTACCATCTGGGCTAGGTGTGCTAGGGCCACTTGATCGGGGTCACCTTGCGCCGCCAATACGTTATCCGCGGCTAGATAGGCCACCGCTTTTTCTTCTGGCCAATCGTCTGGTAGGGCATTGGCGCGTAAAGTGTCCCACCCCTCGGCGCGTGCCGCTTCCGCCAGGCCGTGGCCGGCTATCAGATAGCCGCGCCAAACGACAATGTTACGAATCTGGCCAAACGTGCGCAGACTGTAGCGCAACTTTTCTAGTTGCTGCTTTGGGTGGCGATTGTAATTACGTGGATGGCCTGTATAATCCGCTAGCGTGATAAGCCGCTCTGGTAGGGCGCCGCCATTCTCCATTGGCCGCTATTCCTTGCCCAGGCTACTATAGGGCCGATCCCAGGGCATAGAGCCGGGCGCCAGTAAAGGGGCCTGGGCCGCTCTTACCTGGGCCTCGGCTGTTACTTGCGCTGCCTGGGCGTGGGCCTGGGCCGCTAGGGCCGTGGCGCCGGCCTCTACCTTCTTACCGTTCTCATAGGCCGATCCGCCAATGAATAGCCCCACAATCCCGCCTATCACTAGGACTAGAGTATTGGGATCGACGTGCTTAAACCAGGTCACCCCCAGGGCCGTTAAAATCCCCCCTAGCGCCGCCCAGAATTTGGGATTGGTCAACAGATCGTAAAGCGCTTGTTTGTTCACTTGTGCCATTTTGTTTACCCTCATACCTTTCTTTACTGTGACATATACAAGTAGGATCCGGGCAAATATGTAATTCATGCCCGTAATAACTCACGCAATAACAGGGGTTACCCCCTGGGCATTTATCGTAGCATTGATACATCATGCGCGATCACCTCTAACAGTTCAGTGCAACGATTCACCCAGGCCGGCCCATACCGGGTAAAATCCGCAAACGTGGCATAGAGCCGTAAACGTAGAGCCACATATAGCGCAGCGCTCCCACTGGCCATAGGGAGCAAAGAGCCGGCCCGGCCTACCCCCATATTTACCGCGGTGTCAAAGTGGGTTAAACATAGGGGCCACTGTAGCGCATCGGCGCCGCTAGCTTGCCAGTAGTCGCGCTGGTAGATGCTGCCGGCATCCTGTAGCGTTAAATTGGCTATATCTACATTGGGGTAAGCTGCCGCGCTGATTCCGAACTTGGTGCCCTTAAAGGCGCCCAGGCCCACCCGGCCCCCGGTGTAATTGCCCGGATCGTTGGGGTCTGTTGACTGGCCACCCTCCCACCGCAACACAAACGCCAGCGAACGATCAAAGGGGGCTAGCGGGGTGGCATCTTCCAATAGCGTGGTGCCATCCGGGGCCACCGCTGCCACCCACCCCGGCCCTATCGCCCACCAGGGTAGCCCCTCGATTGTTTCCCCCTGGTTTATGTGAAATTCCAGGCCGGGCGCCAATGTGCGCAGGATCGGCGCGGTCAAGCTGGGCGCCTTGCGCAGATTTACCCGCGTGGTAGTGCGTACTATTTGACCAGGCTTAAACATGGTTACCCCTTCCATCCTAAAAACTGCTCTAACAGGTCTAGCCTATGGTTTAGATCCGCGTTGGCCACTTCCAGGCCGGCCACGCGGGCGCCCAGATCGCCACCTGCCGGCGCCGGGGGCGTGGGTGGCTCTACCGGGCCGGGGGCTGGGGGTGGCTCTTGGTGGCCGGCATCCGTGGCCACAAACACCAGGTAATAGGAATTATGGCCGGGGTAGTTTCCTGACGTATTCTCGGTGTCTAGCTCTGGGTAGCCGGCCACGCGTAACCCCTTTACCACTTCGCTAGGATTCGGCCCCACGATCCACGCGTCATTAATGGCGCCGGCGAAGATCGGAAAATTGCCGCTAGGCTCTGGGGGCCGTTTGTCCATCTTATACGGTGCCGGTGTAGGCCCTTGGCGATCTTTCCAATCTAAGCCTATCTGTAGGCCCCAGGCATCCGCCGCGAGTAGGATCCCGTTACGATCTACCACATCTACAAAAACATTATGTTGGCCACCATTTTCGGCGCCGCTCAAATGGTAAATTAGCCCCACTCTATAAGCCGGGCCGGTTGTATTGCTCTTTACGTAGGTTACCCAAGGCGCGTTAAAATTCGGCTGGGCTAAATTCAGTTTACTTAGATGCTGCCTTAAATTCACGTTGTAACCTCTTCCCTAATGCCGAGCATTAGTTTGCTAGTTTTGACGGTGCCCACCACCACCGGGGGCGCCAGGGCCACAAAGGCCACCCAATACGCTAACCTGATAAAGGGAGTTAATACTTCGCGGGGGTAGCTGGGCTGGGCGCCGGTTATGGCTATGGTTAGGGTATAGGCTACCCCTAGCGCCGCCATTCCTAGCGCCAGGGCTATAAGTAAAGCCTTACCCCCTTTGCTTACATCTTGGCCGGGCTGGGGGTGGCCTAGGCTATAAGCGCACAAAAAAGCCAGATCCCAAAATAGCAATGATAGGCCAATGTAAACCCATTGGGCGCCGGCCACCGTTAACGGGTAAATATCCATAAAATCGCTTACTTTCCTGTACTCATCATTAAATAAATATTTAGGGCCGTTATAGCCACCAAGGCGAGAATAAATAAGCTAAAGAGTAGCCGGCTACGGTTATCGGGGCGCCGGGCCTGGGCCTGGGCCGTGGCCACCGTCTGGGCCGTGGCCTGGGTAGTGGTGGCCGTGCGCAAAATGTTTTCTAGCTGCCGGTTAAACTCCACTTGTTGGCGCCTAATTTCGCTGATCTGTTGCTCAATTTCTGTGTTTTTCTGCCGGCGTAAATGGGCGCTATGCTCTAATGTTGCGTTTGTCTGATCCATGATTCTAAGCTTGTCTTGGATCGTGCCTATGGAAATTTCCAGCGCTACACTGGTTTTTTCTAATGCCCTAAATCTGGTATCTACTGCCGTTATATGGCTATCAAACTTTGATTCTAATCTACTCAATACGTTATTTTGCTGGGCTAGGGTCAACATGATCATGTCAAAAGACGTTGGCCCCCCTACGTATATCTGGGGGCTTGCTGTTAGCATTGGGCTATCCGTGGCTACCGTCTGGGTGTTTTGCTTGCCAATAACC